GTTTGCATCCCCACCAGCTGTATTAAATTGACCACCAATATAGATTGTTCCTTCAGGGGATATTACAATTGCCGAAACATCTGCATACCCAGCGCCATAAGAAATTCCACTACCAAATGGACTCCAAGTCCCAGTAGCAACATCATATTTAGCAACATAATCTGCCCCTGAAACTCCAGCAATATTTACAAAATGTCCGCCTACATACAAATCACCATTCGCATCAAAAGCCATGCAACTAATCCTGTCATCTATACCTAAATTGGTAACCCCCAGCCCTTCCCAAGCCTGTCTGGCTTTGCTCCAGCGGGCGATTTTGCCTGATCCGCCAACACTATTAAAGGTCCCACAAATATACACATCACCATTTGGAGCCTCTTTTATATCAAGAATATATTGGTTTACTCCAGCCAACGGATTTACATATTCAGAGCCGTTCCACTCGCACCAGCGCCCTTCTGGGTCACGCCTGACAATAAAATCAGCAGCAAATTCTGCATACAGATCAAGCTCGCCGCCTTCACGATAAGCACCCTCGAAAAGTCCACTGGGTACTGTCCAAACCAAAACGTCCTTTTGGTAAACTGGCATGTCAGGAGTGTCAACGTGGCTTGGCTGAAATACGCACTTAATGTCAATAGGTTGTGTGGCTTCATTGCCATTGCCGTCAAATCCCTGATACCGCAACACCATTTCACCTTCGAAATTATCAGGTCGGCAAGCATCTAAGAGGATCTTTCGCTTTGCCTGTAACTCGCCCTGATTTTTACCATCGTAAGCCAAAACAAGGCTGATATTCCTTGACCTTCTAAAATGTTCCTGATAAAGATCCCCGCCAGCAGTCATCTTAGTCGTCACTTGATTCCACTGACCCATACCAAAACCTTGAGCACTGATGACCCTCGCATAATCGTTTATACAGAGCAATTCTCCACCTGTTTTACAATCGACCGCTCTAAGTGATGCACTCTTTTTGGGCTCGCCCTCCCAAGAGTAACCATCGCCTTCCCACCCGCTAATGAAAGTGGTAGCTTTATCCGTTTGCTCGAATTGAACGCCGTCAACATAGAATGGCAAAGTAGAACTAACCGCATCTCTGGTAACTTGCACTCTGTAATTAGTTACACTTTCAGTTGCTGATAAAGTAACCTCCATCCTTTGCCAATAGCCAGTGGCGGTAAAAGTTTTAGTTGCTTTCACCACGCCCGTTGAAGTGGCAATAACGATACGCATCGGCTGCCCTGCTACGCCTTTTACATCACAGCTAAATGTATATTTAAGACCGCTGGTTACTCTCAACCCGCGATTGTAATAAGCTGTTCCAGCCGTTCCGCTTACAGGCGTTACTTTCATAGAATAAGCATTGCGCCGTGTTTCATCTCCAGAGAGAGAAAGCGATGCATTAGTACCCGTCCAGTAGGTTACTCCTTCAGGCGGGTCAAAGCGAGGATTCCAAATTACGTTCCTACCTTCTTTTGGCTTTATGATCCAAAACTTCATTCTTTCTAACTGTGGTGCGCTCATACCCAAGCCTCCATAAGTTCAAATGCCGTCTTTATATCCGAAGGGCTGTTGGACGTAGGCATGTTCAGATTAAAGTTATTGATTACAGTAGACCCGCCCTTCTTATTACCAAGCGCTTCCTGTAAAATATCGGTCAATTTGCTATTCGGTACAATGACGCCATTATCAGAGGGCACAAACAGCTCGGGACCTCGTTCACCAACCATATAAAGTTGATTACTTCCAACGGGACCGCCCTCAGCTCTCAATTGTGGAGTATATCCAGAAGGCGGTTGCCCGCTTTGGCGAAACACTGTTGTGATGGTCGTGGTTCTACTTTGAGCAAGTTCATCGATCTTACGCTTGACTTCTTCCTCACCTTCGAGCTCTGCCTTTATCAGGGCAATCTTTTCATCGAGCGTCAAATCATTCAAAGCCAAGATGTCCAGAATGAACTGCTGGTCATCTAAAGTCACTTCGCCTTCTTTTGGCTCGAGTTCCAATAGGTTCATTAGATAAACCGCATCAGACCAGTTCTGATATGCTGCATCTGCGCCTTCTTTTGTCATTTCACCCATAGCAACTGCTGTGTCCATGAACAACTTCATTTCGGCATCAGTTACACCACCGATCTGGATTTGAGCCTGCAGCATGTTGAGTACAGCCTGATTTGCTAAATGGTCAAGCTCTCCTCTTAAATCGGCAACTTCACCAGTTAGGGTATCCAGTTCTGCCTGAGCGTCTCCAGCAGCATCGGCTATATCGGCAATACCGTCACCATTGACATCGATCAATGCCATCTGAGCTAACTTCTCGTTTATTTGCTTTTGAATATCATCATACTCATAAGCGTAGCTGATTATGTTGTCAAAGTTAGCGCTCAATGACTTGAGGTTTTCTGATTCCTCTATAAATTTCGCCATCTCTTCAGTTAGATACTCAGTTTGAGTTCCTGCTTGCGCTAAAGCGATAGATTCTTCAATCAGCCTCTCTGCAGTTTGGTCTATAGCAATTTCTACTTCACGTTGAGTTTGAAGTGCTTTATAAACAGCTTCCTCTAATTCACGAGTGGTCAAATTTCCTTGCTTAGCTTTGACATCTAATTGTGTGAACACTTTTTCAGTTACATATCCTGCCTCGTTCAGTTCCTCAAGCGTTTTTCTTAACTGCTTATGGTACTGATTGTTAGTCAGGATATTTTTATTTTCAAGCCGATATGCATTATCAACATCATAGATAGTTTGCGCATACTCCTCAAATGACTTGCCTGCATTAACGGCTGCCATTCTCGCATCGTTCATTACTGCAACTTGCTCTTTAGCCTTATTGTTAAAATGGACAAAAGCTGCTGCTGCTAACCCGACTGCAGCTAATATTCCACCCATCGCTAATGAAGCTCCAATAGATGCGGTTGATACAATACCCATTTGAATAGCCATACTGGATAATGCGGGGATGGCTTTTCCAATTCCAGTGGTCAATTTACCTACAACCATCAGAGTTGGACCCAAAGCTGCAGCAAATAAGGCGATGTCAGTTGCGGTTTGCACAATTGTGGGATCAAGATTGCTAAGCCAATCTACAACACCAGCAATAGCTCCTACTAATTTATCCATAACATCACTTAGCGTTGTTATAACAGGATGTAAGGATCCACCTTCCTCAAATAATTCACCAAACTTTGTGATAACAGGACCCAACGCTCTGCTTGCACTATCCAGCGCCTCCACCAGCCCTGCTCCTATTACACCCTTAACATTCTCCATTGAAGTTTTGATACGCTGACCAGCAGTCCCAAATTCATCGCTCATTGCAGCAGTGTTTTCTTTCAGCTTCTCCATCACCACAATGGATACAGCCGTCTGTTGTTCTGCTTTCGATAGTTGCTCGGTGGACTTGCCGATTTCTCTACCATAGGCTTCATACGCTTCGGTCAAGGATACCTGTATGCCCAAGTTGTCCAAGATAAGCGGACTCAACCTACCAACACCACGAACTAACGAGTCCAAAAGGTAATTCATGTCCGTGCCAGTTGCAGCGGATACTTTACCAAGATACTCGAACGCTTGCGGTAACTGAAGGGCAAATTGTTCATTCACCAGACTGGCTGCAAGGTTGAATGACTTCATCAGGTCGGTGTTACTGATCAACCCTTGAGAGGACTTCTGCATCGCAGCTAATACTGCATCCCCCATTTCGCCTGCTGATGCAGTAATATCATTAAAAGCATTCCTAACTTGTATAGCTGATTGCGCTTGATTACCAAAGGAAAGTAACGCTGCTGAAGCGCCAAGAACTGGAGTTGTAACGCCGAGTGATATTTTCTTACCAAGATCAGACATCGTTTTACCAGCTTGTTCGACACCCTTGAACGACTTCTCTAACTGAGCCAACGATGACTTAGCCTTATCCACCCCAGAAGTTAGACCTGAGGTGTCCATTCCCAGCCTGACAAATAAATCAGCTATCGTTGACATTTACTATTTCCTTACCGCCAAATAAGGCATTAATCTGACGAATCTGTGCAAGCTGTTCCTCTATGATATCCGTCTTATCCCACTTTGGCATTACCTCACGAGGCTCAATGGGTTCTGGATGCTTATCTTGATCCCTGTAGATATTTAGCAATGTTGAAACAGTCATAGCGTGCCCATACATATCCACATCTGTGCCAAACGGCTCCATCTGATAATACATCATCCACTCAGTTAGCTCCCTGCTCGATATCCTGTGCAGGAGCTCGGATACCGTCATTCCTAAGTGCAGGGCAAGCCGAAAGTAGAACTTCCGATTGCCCTGCTTTAGTTTTTTGTCAACTGCTCCGCTTCCTCTTGTGTGAGTCCGCTTAACTTTAGAGCTACATTGAATACCCGCTGTAGGGCAAGTGCCGATTTCTTAGAAAGCGCTGCTACATCCTTTTCGGTAAAGATCGGATTGCCGTTTTCATCACTGACCGAAAGGCAAACAATCTTGGCTCGGAAATTCTCCATGTTCGCCTCACGATTGCCCCTCTTTCCAGTAAACATCGAAGCCTCAAGCCAATCCCGTTGTGCTCCAGTCAAACCCCTTACAAGCACCTCACCGCCCCATTCAGGAACTTTTACAACTTCCGATGGTAAGTCATTGCACTCTAAAATTTGTTCACGTGTAAGCATATTTCTCCTTATGGAAGCGTCACGGCGCCCGTGGGTTTGAATGTTACCGAAGCGGTCAAAGCGCCTTCTACCGGCGCGGTTGGGTTGAATGCGGTCACAAACCCGTTGAATGAAATATGGGATACCGGTGTGGTTGGGAAAACAATGTTCCAAACGCCATTGACTCGATTCACCAAATCGTAAATCAAACCACCAGATGCATTCTTGTGGGTCGCTGCGTTTGGGTCATACACGATGTCAATCGTCACCGTTCCAGAACGCAAGATTGTCGCAACATGCTCTTCCCAACCTGCGCCGTCATGCTCCGTGACATCAACTGTATCAAGGGATAGACTTGGTCCCGATATGTTGGTAACCTGCGCTACCTCAGTGCCGGGATAAGCGCCCTTAGTCAGGGCTGTTCCAAAAGCTGAATACTTTGCCATATTTATCTCCTACGGACTATAAGTTGAATTCAAAGTCGGCTCACCAGTCGGCTTGAGTGTTACTGACGCAGTAAGCGCACCGTCTACAGGTGCAGTTGGCGTGAAGCCTGTAACAAAAGCGTCAAAGACATAAGACGTGTAAGCAGGGTCTGGGAATTGCAACTCAAATTCCACCGCCGCCTTACCAACAAGGGTAGCAAGCACCCCAACATGGTCTGCTAACCCCGGGTCATAAATGATGTCAAGCGTTAGCGTGCCAGTCCTCAAAATTGTGGCAGCGTGCTCTTCCCATGCAAGCGTCTGGTCATGCGTAGTTACATCAGTCGTATCAAGCGATAGGCTCGGCCCTGAAATGTTTGTAACTTGCGCTATCTCATCACCTGCAAGCAAGAGTGCTGCTCCGTATGCGCTAAATTTACTCATCGTTACTCCTCTGTGTGACTAATTCGATAGTCAACCGTTACTCTATAATAATCCATATCTGGTTCATCAACGTGCTGCTCTAAAGCGGGCAACACTGATTGAACATCCACTCCACTCATTGTACCACGATAGCCCTGCAGCGCTTCCCTTAGAGCATCCGTTATCGCAAGCGCATTCGCATAAGTCTTGCTATAAATATCGAACTGAATTCTAACTGACGTAAGGGTGGTTTCTCCGAGATCATGGGTGAGCACTTTTGCAGTGCTGACACGCTGGTAAGTGATAAAGGGAAATTGAACCTGCGTCTGGGCGTGAAAAGCATACAGCCTTTTATCGATCAGTGATTTCAAACCACTATCAGCAATCAAATATGCAACCAACGCCTTTTCTATTCTCATTTCAACTCGCCCGATACTACTTTTCCAATTGCGTTCACTATGTCATCTTTATGCTCATCAAAAGCAGGACGCAAATAAGGGCGTGCTGGAATAACAGATCGCATTGCAAACACATCATTGCCGTCTTTGTCTACCCAGTGAAGCACCTTAGCCCGTTTTGGTAATATAGTTGCCCCGAACTCGTGCACAGCATTGTATATCACACCCCTCGACCCTACCATAACAGAATTTGGTGTTATATCATAAACCCCAATGGAACCAATCAAGTTACCAGTATCATGCAATCCCTGATTTTCAGCATTAATCTTTGCCTGCGCAACTGCCACTTCACCACCAGCCACCAAAGCCTTAGCTCCACTCTGACCAGCAACTTTGAGCTTTTCAAGCATGGCGTTTACTTCTCTCATGTCCCATTCCACTTTTACTGTTGCCATTAATGCCTCACCATCCGAGCACCAAATCGCTTTGCACTTACGCCTACCCGAATAGGAGTAGTAATCTCATACTCTAAACTTACTGTTTCACCTCTAAATGATGTAATAAGAAAGTGGTCTTTCTCATCTATCTCGAAATCAACAGGAACTCGAATCGTTACCTCATAGGTCGTAGTAGTATATTCAGCTTTGTTCTCACGACCTTCATGGGTTTCTATACCACAATAGGTAAAATTGTCTTCTTTCGTCCATGTTTCAAGGTCATCTCCCACGCTATCAATGCTAACAGACCAAACCATGCGATAGCCTTTATCTGCCATGTGCCATTCATGCGCATATTGCATTTTCAACTTCTCCGATTCAGTCCATATCTGAGGCGTCATTTCAAATCATTCTCATAATCATCAATATCGTCTTTGTAAAATATGTCCTCCCATCCATTTGGACCTAAATGTTCCAATGGACGCTGTTTTACTTGCAAAGATTGAGCCTTAGACCGACTCTTGTAGTATCCAGCTTGTTTCAGATACATTTGCAATTTTTGCGAACGATGGAATGATCCACCATCTGCACTAAAATCAAATTCATCAGCAACCGAGGACGCTTTTTCCATCCATATTTCAGATGCAACCTTATAAATATCATAAGTGGGGATCCAAGCATCATCATCAGGCAAATGTCCATCTTCATCGATAAGAGCAGACTTTTCAATCCGGGAAGTCAATTCAAGATCAGTGTAGGTAGCAACTGTAGGCTCAGCAATACATCGACGTAATTGACAAATATCATCAGGCGTAACTGTCATATCTCGCTCCTGTTATCCGGACGGAATTTACTCCGTCCGGATAATTACAAGCCTGATAATCTTAGATAACAGGATAAGGCTGAAGCACACTAAATGGATAGCGTGTAGCCTCTGTCTCATTCATCCGATTAATCGGATTAGGAACTTGCCAGCCCCAACGCATGTAGCAGCGCAAAGCGACCATATCTTGCTGAGCCAAGTTGTAGATGATAGTGCCAGTATCAGGGTCTTGAATTACAGCTTGGTCGAGCACCTTGTAGGTCAAGTCAGTTCGGAACGCATACACCAACTTACTCCAATCACCGCAAATCATCAGAGATTCGGCTTCATTGAAAGCACCGTTCAATGGGAAGTAAGTAGGCACACCATCAATGGTGTATGGGGCAGTACCCGGCGCCATACCGGTCATAGCAGGGCGGAACAAGGGCAGTCCGCTGGAAGTATCACGCAAGCCGCGCAAGCGACCACGCATGGTAATACCTGCGACAAAGCCATTTGGCATGTAGCCATCCATTTCAACGTGGCTGATAAGACCGGGAGTGGAAGTAGCATTATCGTACCCCATGATGTCATCATAGAGGTCTCCGATAGCGCCCAACTGCAGCGTGTTACCGGCTGCAATAGCAGCAGCTACCACGTCGGTCGGCCATGTAGCAGGCGCACTTGTGCCATGCAATACTGCAGCATCAATCAGCGCACCAAAGGCTTCACCGATGTATGGCTTGATTTCGCCCCAAATGTCATAGTCAGCATCTTCAAGGGTGCTGATGGCAATCGGAACGATGGTGGCGATTTCTTCCGCATAGATGTACTTATTCTTCCACTCAGCAGTAGTGGTCTGCTTGAAACCAACCGCATTACTGCCAGAAGGAGAGTCAGTTACATCGCCCGGAGTACCATCAACAAAGTACGCCATGGGCAAAGCGGAAAGGATAGGAAGCCGACGCTGACCTCGGCTCATGTTTGGCAATCGGCGTGCGAGTTGCATGACTACCGAACTATTTACTGCCGCCTTGAAAATTTCTTGTGAAGCATCCTCAGGAATAAGGGCTTCTGCATCTGCACGAGTAATCATATTTTCACCTCACAAACATTAGATACCTGCCGCTCGTCTAATAGCGGCGTTGATGTCATTACTGACAGACTGTTCTGTGTTTCCACCGTTGGTCTGCTTCGTAACTCTAAACAGTTCTGGAGCAAGTTTCTGTAATTCTTTCCACTTTGGCGAATTATCTTCGTCAAATAAACCTTCAGAAACTGCTAAGGCGTAAGCCGCCTTGATATTAGAGCAATTGACACCCGGTCTAATTGCTTGTTCAGCAAATGTAGCACGGCGATTGTACTCAGTAGAACGCTGTTCTGCTTCTTCCAATAGCTTGGCTGTCTCAGCCAATTTACGTTCTAATTCACTTCCTTTTTCTACTGCGGGGCTGAGAGCTTTTACCTGTTCTGCCAATTTCCTGCGATTTTCCTTTTCGCTCTCAAGAGCATTTTTCAATCCCGATATATGGTTCGAGTAAAGTTCTTTTTTCTGCTCATCAAGCGTGTTGACGAATTCTTCAAACGACCCATAAGATTGTTCTTTTTGCTCCGATTTTTCATTATTATCTTCTGGCATTGTTCTCTGCTCCTTCTGATTATTCTAACATATTATATTGCCAATTACAACTAAACAACCTGTTCTTAACTAACTCTAATGTAATTTATTATACTCCAAATTTCAACATGTAACTCTTCCAGTCCGGAGACAATTCTTTGAGCGGAACTATACCCGGATTGCCACCCCAAATAGGGTTCTGCTTTACAGTTACCATATCCTCTAATTTAAAATCACCTCGCTTCCATGCATCATAATAATTATTTCCCATTCTGGCGCGCTGTTCTGCTTCAGGAAGTTTTTCAAAGTAATCCTTGCCTGTTTGCCACATAGGCTCTTCTGTTCCATCTACCCACGGTACCATGGTACATCCCCCATTCGGATGATCTTCTAATGCGGTCTGAGAACTATAAACTGTCCCGTCAAGTAATAAACAAGCCATACAAGAATGCCTTTTACTTGCAAGACGCTTCCACTTACTCACAACCCCGTATTCCTGAAATGTTCGTAAAGTCGCTGTCCGATGCGCCCAATTTATCTCTGTTCTTGCAATAACTAATGAGCGCTTATAAGGTAATGATGCTGCATCCGTTATCAATTTGGCAACTTCTCGCATTGGCATGCCCATTGAAAAACCTTGCATCAAAGCATTGCCAATAATATTTGTACCTCTGCCCGGAATAATAGACTGAAATAACCGATCTAATGGCGCACCCTCTTGCAGTAACGATTGTATCGCTTCAATCTGCTCCTTAGGTAATCTCCGAAAATAACCATAATCCATTCTGCCAGAAGCATTTAATAATCCTGTTGCATCATCAATTCCAATATTAACAGTCTCGAGTAAAGATTTTTGCGTATATTGCTCTGCCCAACCACTATAGTTGCGCCAAGCGTTTTCAGCTTGTTCTTGCAATTGCTTGTAATAACTAAGCTCGTTTAACCAAGCTTGCGTTATTGGCTTGCCTTGAGATTGAAGTAATCTTATTTCATCAATGACACTATCTACTTTGTTGGATAATCCAACATTGATCTGCCACCACTTGTTTGCCATCTGCTCTGTAACAGTCAGATTGAAAGCTTCTAATTCTCGTTGGTGCTTGAGAGCAAGTTCTACTATTTCTACAGGCATTATTCAGCCTCACCACGTTCTGTCTGAGTTTGGGTGTTCATCTCTGGCAAATAAGGATTATTGCTCTGCTGAAGACGAATCACGGCTGTTTCTAATGCCGCCTCTGCTAAATCAGCATTACGCTTCTTATCCTCTTTCATGTCTGCAATCATTTGATTAATATCATCCTGTCCCCAACCAAACCTCTTGAGAACAGTAACTAACGGAATTCCCATTGCAACCATCGTTTGCATTGCCGATGTTTGCGTTACAATCTGTTCGGTTTCCGGTCTTTCCCAAGTACAAACCGTTTTCTCTGATTCATCTATGTACTTCGCCAATTCGAGCCAAGGTTGCTCTAATCCATCAATAATATGATTGATTTTCTTTATCAACGGTGTTTCCATAACAACTAATGCTTCACCACTCACATTTGCCCCAGTATTTGAGAAATAATGCTTCGGAATGCGTGAAATAATCGAAATAGTATTAGTCAATTTATCTATTGTATCAAGATACATAGCTAAGTCTGCAGTTTGAAAAACACCTACCGAAGTTACTTCCTCATCAGAAGTCCCTTTAGGTATCTGCATGATAGATTGCGGGCTGGCTGTAAGCGATGATATATCTGCATTCGTTATCATCCACCTTTGCGGAAATGCACCAAACTCTGCAATAACCATCATATCGCTAAATATCTTATTTATTGCATCTTGCAATGGGATAACATTGGTCAATTCTGGCTGTGCCTTGAAATGAATAATCGGTATTGATCCAAATGGCTCTGGTATTTCATCAATCAAATTAAATGACTTGTAATATGTTGGCTTTCCTTGACATGCATACTTTTCAATCCGATCCGGATAATAAAGATTCAATTGCGTGGAATTGTTCTCTGCCGAATAAAATACCTTTATCGCGAGCCTCTTTACATTCGGGTCTTCATCAGAATATTCAATTGCAATTTGCGAAGGCGAATTGTAAAATACTCTCATTTCCCCATCAATTAAATCGAGCATCAAATAGCCATTCCCAGTAATCAAACTGTCTCGATGTACATGTCTCGATAATTGAGATAATTTTTGACCATCCCAAAATGAATCAAGCTTATCATTTATAGACCTGTTAGGGTTATCATATCCATGCAATGTAATCCGATCTAAGGTCGTGTCTATTACAACAGCGCACCAATTCTGTACAAAATTAACTGTGGACCTATTAAACACTTCACGCAATCGTTCATGCGAATAAATAAGTGGATGATCGCCATAATAATAAGCTGTATATGCTTCCACCCGCCTCTCTTGTTCTTTCAACCTATTAAACATTGTTTTTAAATCGTCATTTTCCATTAATACCTCTCCTGTCTCGCAACTAACTTTGTACTTGCTTCTTTCACTAATTCCGTAAAAGCACCCGCAGCTGCATCGGCAATATCATCATGTGGTGATTCAGGTACTCCATGAAGTTCATTCAAAAAAGTGTCATTCCAATAAGCCTTGACTAATTTTACCAGTCCTTGCTCTGCCGCTGCTGCTAATGGCTTCCATGCAAGCATCTTACTCTTGTTCTTATTAACACCTCTTGCATCAATGCCAGCTAATCGAGTGGCTCTCGCAATACTATCACGCCTTGCTGCACTTCCGGGCTCTATTTCCCATCGCGCAAAATACCTTCCATCTATAACAGTTCTAACTTGGTCACCTAAAATAATACCATCTATTGTCCGATCTGTTTCAGCAGCTGACAGCCTATCATGAAACATTTGCGTTACATAATAATATTGACCATCATATACCATCTCAATTCCGCAAGTGTAATCTGGATCACCACCAGCATCTGCCGAAGTTGAGGCAGTATCAAAGTAACGACAACGTAATCCAAATGGGGGCGGATCATCCACAATCTGAAACCAATCCATGTTGAACACCTTACCAGCCGATGGCTTTATCTTCCAATTACCACCTCTTACTGGATCACCCAAAAGCCGCATTCTGTCTACGTAGTTCAATGCCTTCAATGACGCTAAATAACTCGGATCTGTTTCCAATAGAATCGGATTATCATAAATAGTGAATGGGATATAAGTAACACTCTTTGGTTCATGGTCTTTACCAAACCTATCAATCAACTCCTCTTTCGTATCAGCCCAGTATATTGTTTCTTGTACTCGTGTAAAAGCTCGCGTCTTCCCTACTCGGCTCATATCAGCAAAGCCATCATCCGCAATCCACCAGCTAATCAGCTCAGCTAACCAACCCGGCTCTGGATTTGCAGTAGCTCTAACATAAGACCTAATTCCACATGTCGTTCTATTCCTCGATAACATGTAGAAAAACTGCTTTTCAGTAAATGTTTCCAACTGGTCAAACATAAGCAACGCAAGCTGAGAACCACGCCAATTTTCGAGTGCCTTGTCATTTAATAAGTATCCATAGGCATACTTTACCTTACCATTTACAAAATCCCCACGATTTTCTCTTGCCGTAAGTCCAACAAGTGGGTAAATCTTCATGGCTTCATCCCATAAACCACCCGGACGTTTTATTTCTGGATATGTCCGCCTGAATATAGCAGAATTGAATCCATCTCTATTAAGGTGACGCAACGGCTCTATCGTCAAGGCAAATGATTTACCACCTCCTGCTGCACCACCACCAATAACTATATCAGCGGAAGCAGACAAAAACAATTCTTGCTTAGGCTGTAAACGAATCTCCAATGTCATCTTCCCTGTTATTTTCAGGTATGTAAATAGTAACGCCACCTTCTGCGTCAACCTTTACTGTTGTATCAGCCCTTCGTCCATAGCTTTCTGGAAATCTACGCTCCAACATCCATGCTGACGCCTGCCAAGTAGTCTTGGATGCTTTATTGATATTTGCGATATGGTATGCCTTAAACTTGGCATCAGCATGTTTTATAGCCTCTACTAATTCCACGCATAAGGCATTTGACTTGGTCATCTTTATCTTACCATCGAGCACAGCCTTACCAGTAGCCAACCATTTGTAATAGCCAGACTCACTAACATCCACAAGCTTACACGCGTCCATAGCAAAATTACCATTCTCGATATACGTAGCGAGTTGCTCAATTATCTGTTTTGTTAATCTCGTTGGTCTTTTCACTATTCAATTCCTTCAAAGTTGCAAGTGATCCACCCAAACACTTAGGGTTTACATCTGAAAATAGAAACTTACAATCAGGCATAAATCGAGCAATTGACAAATATCCACAACACGGATCATAAACCTTCAACCTCTTACTATTCAAATATTGCAAAGCTTCCGTCCTACTTTGCACCTCAATTTCATCATCTCGCCACACAGCTAAATATCCATCGAATTGTTCCATCGGAAAATCAACCCGAATAGGTAATATCCTGTCTGGATGAATACCCTGAATTATATTCTTTGGCCCAATAACATATACAGGCACATTATAGGTATAAATGAGTCTTTCAAGCCCCTTTATGTAATCCTTGTAATTACCTTCTGGTTTGGCTCGGGCCGAGAACTCGCCATAGCCTTCCAGAAACGAAATCTCAGAGAAAATCACGTCCATATCTAAGTTAAGGGGTAAGGGGATGCTTTTATCCGAAAGGTCAAATAAAAAGCCGAAATTTCCAAGATATTCAACCTCTGTTAATGGCTCATAATCAGACTCTTTGAGCCAAAAACTATGATATGGATATTCACCCTCTTTCTTGTAATTCCTCATATTTTCACCTTAACAACAGCTCCACAATACGGACACACAAATTCATATTCATCCTTTGGATAGCTTCCGGGAACGTAAGCAGACAATTCATCATTGTTCTCTAATATATCAAGTCTCTCTAATTCAGTCTCACTCCACTTAGTGATCTCAAAAACCCGATTATCCGCAATCCTATCGAGCTTATTAACTTCATCTGAGTTATCAGATACGATAACCGGCACTTTCTCTAAGCCAAGTCGAATTGCAGCCGCATAACGAGCATGTCCTTTAACGATTACACCCTTCTTATCAACAACAATTGGCACATTAAACCCGATAATAGGGATGTACTCAACAAGCGCCTCTACTGTATCATCATTGATTCTCGGATTACGCCAATAAGGCTTCAAGTCAAGTGGCGACCGCATTTCAATCTGATTATAGGATTTTATGCTCAAAATAACCTCCACACTCCGGACATTGGAATGACATCATAGCGCCAACATTCTCAATATTATCAAATTGCATATTCTCTTCCGCCAGTTTTATCTGACTATCCCTAACATCTGACACTTTGGATCCAACAATCATGGGCATGTCTAATTCCTTCAACTCAATTCCAACTTCATCAAGCTCATAACTCAGTTTCACCATATCCCATTTGGACAACTCAGAGATCTTGTTATCTAATATTCTGTCATCATTATTAACGGCATCATCATTCTCGGAAATAATACATGGCAATTCTTCCATCCCAAGAAGCTTCGCTGCCTTGTACCTTGCATGTCCCTTTACAATCACGCCTTCTTTATCAATAACAAGCGGAACATTAAATCCAACCTTCTGAATCAACTGCGCTAAGATCTTAGCAGTCTTATCATTATCCCGACCATTATCTTTATACTCATGAATTTGACTAATCGGTATGTTCTTTATTTCCATCGTTCTTTCTCCTCTTTGCAATCGCTTCCTCTTTTACCGCAGGTACCCAAGACTTCGAATATTCCACATTTTCATACAATTTGGCGTACCCTGAAATGTACTTCACCCGAACAAGCTCACCAGCACTCATTCCTAACTCATTACATATCTTCTCATCGGACCAACCTTCTAATAACAAATTGTAAACAACATTAACCATGCCTTCAGTGGCATGCCGACCTCTCGCCCGATTGTGCCTGATTGTACTTGCCATCCTGTCACCAAGCGGCTTATCAATAACAACAATCGGAATGAGACCACCATTCCCATCCAAAATGTCTTTATGCCTCTTAGATACCGTGTACCTGTGGAAACCATCAACAATAATGTAGATGTCATTATCTTTATCATAATATGTAACAATAGGCTGTGTATAGCCATCCTGCTTAATTGATTTGTAAAGCAAATCAAGCTCAATCGGCGGTACTACATTGGGATTGTAATCATTCGCTTGAACCTTCTCTATCGGCACCCATATTACTTTGGACACGGGATTGTGCATATTGATTAATATCTCTTGCTGCTCTGGCATGTTTACCTAACACTCCTTCATAATCATTTAAGATAATTTCCGCTACATGAGACCGCGCTATCTGTTCATCATCTGTTTCATGATAACGCTTCTTGAATTCACTTTGATGCTCTTCATCTATAAGCTTTTCAAGTAGGTAATCTCTATACTCGATCCACGACTTGAACATAACCGGCAATTTGCTCGGAATAAATAACCCGGTTCCACCAGTATGATAATCACTAACCCCATCTATACGCTCAGATAAAGCAGAATAGGTCTCTGGCTCTATCTCATGCAATTTCTGTAAGGCATAATGCCCGGTCTCATGAATAAGACTCGATACTCGCATGTTGTTCCGATGAACTCCAGCACGAAACATATTGTCATAAACTTTGTTGTATACAATATTGTTCTCGTAAATGTACTTCCAAATATCAGTCGTCTTCCAATCATAAATTGGATACATGTTGAACCCATGCTTATTATTGGACGCCCATCGAATATCCTTATAAGCAGGTATAGCCCTTGCCATCAGCCTTGACCTAATCCGACTTTCATCAGCACGAATTCCAAGTAACGAAAAATGACGTTCATTATTGAAAATCCAATCATCAACCGCCTCAATTACCTTATGGAATCGAATTTCTTTGGTCGGATTTTCGTGAATTGTATCCGACTCTTTTTCCCTCAACCATGTTTCACCATCACGCCATACATGCAGATAATTATCCTTTCCAAGTGACGTGCTGTTCGTCAATATGAATGGTATCTGAAACCAGTACAATTGAACCTCTTCTGGTCTCGTAGTGAGGTATCTCATATAGTCAATTGTTCCCTGCCACTCGGATTCTTGATCCAGAAACTTCGCCTTCAATGGCAATCTACCTAACTTACGACAAACATCAATCGCCAATTCCAATAGTACAGTTGAATCTTTACCACCGGATACGGATATACATATATTTTCTTCTTCCGAATAAAGCTTATGCAGCCGCTCATAAGCAGCATCATAAACATTAATATTAGTATATATCTTCATCAGATATTACGCCTTCTTTCAAAACCCACCGATTCCCTTCCTCTAACGTGTAGTTATTCAACAACGCCCTATTAAGTACAGTCGTTTTTCCAACTTCATCACCCATGGTCCAATAATAATGTTCGCCAAATATTAAATAACGCAATGGCTTTCCTCTACCAAATCTTGCAGTAAATCCATTCACACGAATAAAATGCACCATGAAATTGAACTCTTCCGATATGTACATCTTCCGTAATACATATTCATGTGGAGCTGTTTTTACATATGTCCGCGCTGTAATCCACTCTTTGCTCTCGACCAATTCCTTGAACAATTCCAAATCATCACTCATTCTCTGTTTTCTCTTTATATATTTTAACTCAGCAATGTAATCAATGAGCTTTCCTCTTGCATTCTCTCTTTCGGGATTCATACCAACATTCCTAAGTGATCCATGCTTATACGAAATCCTGTCAAGTTCGTCTACCAATTCCTTTGCTTCCTTACTAATCTTTGTCATTTCACTCCTCACTCAAATTGTTTCTTCAATCCAGCATACTCAATTAAATACTGATAGGCATCTTGCCATCTATATGCTACTTGACATAAATAACCACGTGCCTTCATCACATCACCAAACTCAACCTGTTCAGGCGTAAGTTTGTTACTGCCATACTTCATTTCAATGAATAAGCCATGATATTCACCCATCGGAAGCGGATAAAATATGTCCCATACTCCTGACTTCAATCCCTCTTGCCTCATCTTGGCTTTCTGTGCCGGTGACGAGTAAAATCCATTGGGAACTGCAAATACCCACCGCATTTCCGGGTGATAAGCTAACGCCTGAAATAAGGCAACCTGTTCATGATGCTCCGAGATAATTCACCTCTCTATGCTAATTCTTTATCTACTTCCAAAAGGGACTGAATAAGTTCACCTATTTCTTTCAAGCGTGGAAAATCACTCGTTTTAAGACGATTACAGAACGCCAAGAGTTTTAGGGTCAAATCCTGTTCTGTCTCCGGATATTTAGCCTGTTTTAATCGAGTGGCATTCCACCCTTCATCAATACACAAATCCAATAAAACCCTATCCTCTGGATCATTAGGATTTGTATTACGGTAAATCGTCCAATCAAGCGACTGGTAGATCTCCCTCAACTCAGGCGTCCACAATTCAGAAACCCTCGAGTAGTCATAAAGTGTGCTGGCAGATATATTAAGCTTACCTGCTAAATAACTTATAACTTGGGACTTTTTATTATCATACAAACCAATAACCTGATTAAGTAAATCACCAATCGCAAATTGCGTTGCCCTAACATCTTCAAACATCATTATAAACTTCTCAACAACCTCTTCTGAAATTACAATTTGAGTCTCCATTTTTCTCCTTTTAATATTATACCCGTAGGTTTATGCCATACGGGTATTATACGCTTTTTCGTTCTGGTTGGTATCACGTTGCAATCTGATAAACCTTTCTTTGCTTGGATAATCCTGCCCACACTTCTTGCAAACTAATTCATCCACAACTGCATACTCATTCTCACCAACGCATAGAACGTGGAAATCTGACGACCCACACTTTGGGCACTTTTCTAAACCATCTGCGTAATACTGTAAAATTTACATCTTTACTCCTCTTTATTTCGGAAATGCCATAGTCGCCCAATAATACTCACGTGTATAAAACATCGCCCCGCAAGCTTTACACTGTATTCCAGCATTCACGTCTTCAATGCCGTCATCACTAAACCATTGTTT